GTGTTCACCACTCTTTTGAGTAAAGACTTGATCTCCGACTATACAAGCATACCTAGCCCAATCAGTAAATTGAGGTGTGAGGTCTCTTTCAAAAACAACATCAGGATTTATAGGCATTGAATCAAACCCATCTTCGTTTATTGTTCTTGGATAATCAGGTTCAAACCATTGGTCTGCTCCGTCTTGACTATTAGTTAGTTCATAGAAATCACCATCACCATCGTCTACTCTATAATATTGGTCGTCTACATAAGCATAGAATCTAAAGTCTCCGCCAGATCTTGACAAGCTCCATTTTACTTTGTAATTATTATCGACTATTTTATTGTGAAATGGTTCATCCAAATCTTTGACATTAACGACTTGGTCTATTGGTAAGTATAAATCATTATCATCTAAATCCTTATCTATCTTATAGTGTGACTGACCCTTTTGTCTGAATGTATCAATCCTAAAGCTTTTATTGTTTCCAAACCCATCGTAGTAGAATATATGAAATCCACCCATCATTGGAATATTTTCGAATCGATGTTGTGCTGGAGTTATAGACTGAACGAATCCATACTCAAATATGTCTTCATATAAACTTACTTCCGTTATATCACCGTTCCCACTCTCTCTTTCCACATATGTGGTTCTTAGCTGAGGAAACAAATCATCCCAACTACGAACTAAAACTTTTTGAGAGTTTGGTTGGTTAACTTTTGTAATCCAAACTAAATCTTGCTTACCAAGCATAACATAACTGGGAAGTACATCCCCAGCCGTATTTAGATAGTAATCACCCCACCAATTTTGTTGGTTGTCTGAGCCTGCTACCCATTCTTTATCCTTTACCCACTTATAGAAATACTCCCCTATAGTACATCCATATTGAAAGTTTGAGTTGGATGGTATGTCTCTTGGAAAAAGTGGTCTTCTTGTCTCTTTTATCTCAGGTTCCGTTCTATAAGGATGAGCGTTTACAGCAGTCGGAAATTGTTCTGGACTTACTGTCCTATACTCTCTAGGGTCATTCTCTCCACCTGTTCCAACTATAGGGTCTGGTTCTGATGGTGTAGGATATCTTCTCCACATTCCGTTTGTCCATTGATATTCTCCACCCTCACTAAGCGTTCCTTCAGCGGTATTCCATCCACTATAATCTGGATTCAATCCTAATTTCATAAATGGTGGTTCTCCTGGCTCACCATCAGCCATATACATAGTTACCTTCCATGCACCAACACCATGATTACCAACAACTGGTTTATTTAGAAAATCACTTGGTTGTCCGACTTCTATATTAGATGGGTATGTACCAGGTAACCATCCATAACCAGTTTCTTGTGAAAAGAAATTAGTGACGGGCATCCCTTGAGTATACACCGCTTGTGGAACATTCTCTACCTGTAAAGCTGCTTCTATAGTTGCAGGAACATAATTAGGAGGTGGCTCCGTAGGCATCTCTTCATTCAGAGGACTACCTTCAACAAAAAATCCTTCAGGTGGGTTATCAGGCTGCGCTTCTGATTCTAACTCAGTCGGAAATTTAGTGGTTATCCTTACTTGTTTATTTGGAACGCTTGACTTTATATAACCACTTATCAAAAGTGAGTCATCGTGAGTTATTCCCAATGCTTCTAATGTCCTAGTATTCCAATGATGTGTTAGCATCAAACCTCTATGTGGATTTTCAAGAGGCCAAGCACTAAAGTCATCAGCAAAAGATTGATTTATATCAGGAAACTTAAAACAAACTCCACCATCACGACCTTCACCTTGAACCCAATGTCCCCAATATCCTAAGTGAACTGAATTACCCCAAGTATCACTGTTAGAAAACCAATGTAAATATCCAGCACTCCAGTCACCTTGTGGTCTTACTGCGTTTGCGTGTAAGCTACTGTCCCAAGGATATCTATCCCCATATTTTATAGCTTCACCATAATCATCCGTTCTTAGTGAATCTTGTTCGGTTACTATGTTTTCTTCTGTCGTTGGAGTAGTATCTATCGTATCTACATGATATACATCGTTTATATAAATTGTACCACCGACCATACGAGGTGTAAATGAAAATCCATTAGGGTCTGTAGTTAGTGTCATAACATTTGTATTTGTTATAAAATTTCCTTCGTCATTCAAAGTTCCAAATTGTATAATACCAGTTGGAACACCAACCCTTCTTACAGACTCACCCAATCTAGAAAAATCTTCAAAGTTATTTTGTCCGTCTACATCAGATGCTTTTATTCTAATTTCTTTTCTTGATGGAGAGACAGCATCTACAATCAATGTCATCTTCTTTAGTTGTAACTCTTGTCCCCTTTCAACACTACCTGCAATCCTTTCAAATATTTTACCATCATCGGTTACATCAATGAGGTCTAAATTATCATATATATCAAATTTTCCTTGTAGGTTAGGTATTGTCTTTACCAATACATCATCTTCGCTACCAGCCAACTTTCTCAAAAATCTATACTCTACAGCATATGTGCCAGATTCTAATCCAGCATTTATCAAATCTAAACCTGGTTTCAATAATATTTTATCATCAACATCAAATTGAATATCATTTGCTAGTTTTGTGGTTGAATCTAATACACCACCATTTGCGTTAGATATAATTACCTGTATGAAATCTCTATTTGGGTTAGTTCCAAATATACCATTTTCATATGGTTTGTTTCCGATACGAATATCATTACCTGCTTGTAATAATTGTCTGTCTCTTATGTTTAGTTTACTAGCCATTATAGTTCTATTATATCCCTATCTATTACTTCATCTAAAATATCATCATTTATTCTGTACTGTGGTGTTTCTAAAGTCTTAGTTATTACTGTAGTCTCATCATCATACAACTCACCACTATACGGATCTTCAAATAACAACATAGTCCCATTCTCATCCCTTACAACTAAACTTCCATCATTAGCCGCAAATTCTGGACTATCATAAAATTGTGTTTTATAATAATTTCTTTGTATTAGATATGCTTGTTCATCAGCATCTTTGAGATTTTGGTAATACTCATTTTGCTGAAGTTCTTCTTTTGTATATGGCATTTTTACCTCACAACTTTGAATGTGAAATCTTCATCGTAGTAGTTTACCATCTCCTCTACAGTTCCACTTCCACTAACTACTTTGAACTCAAATTTATAATATCTTTCTGCTTGTAGTCCATTCATCCATAAATTGAAATAATTACCATCAGAATCACAGCTTATCAATGAGCCTGTACTAAATGGAATTATTACATCTTCGGTATCAGCATCAAGCACAGAGTAGTAAGAACCATCTTGTACAAGCTTACTTCCACTGGGTAGATATTTAGCAGTCAAGTATTCTGATGATGTGTTGCTATACGATTTTGTTGGATACCTACCTCTACCTACTAATCTAAATTTAGCTTTAGATTTTTCTTTGTATTCGGGTCTTAGATTTTTCATATAAATCTGTAAATCTTCTAATTCTGATTTCGGTAATGCTGATAATGAACCTGTTGTCCATTTTGTATCATACCATTCAACTTCTAATTTTGGTGGATAAATAGTATTTGTTTGTCTTGAAAAGAATGATAGGTTTCCAAGTCTCTTAGTACTACCCTCATCTGTATTGACATCACCATTACCAAAACTACCACTTCTTTTTACTATAAACCCTTCATTATCATATGTACCATTCAACCAAGAATTTACGATTGGAGTTACATCCATCCTTATATCCCTTGTCTCATACTCTAATGATTGAGATGCGTAGACACTTGTGAACCAAGTACCACCTGAACCAGTCAAAGGTCCATACCATTGAGTCTTATCAGTAGCATTGTCTTTATAATTCCAACTAGCACCATCGGTTGTAGGTGGACTGTCAGCCTTAAATCCCTCACCTTCAACCCAACTTTGACTTACTGGATAAGCCCATAATGATTGACTAACAGACAATTCAGATGGATTAGCATCATATAGGTTTAGATAGTATTTAGCATCGGTTGATATCTGTCCTCTGACAATAGATCTTGATATCTCTGCTAAATCAAATTTCAATAAAGCTCTTGATACCTTTGGATTTGTACCAGCAGCAGTTAAGTCCTTCCTTACCTCTAATATTTCATCAAGACCTGTGTTGTTACTACCACTTTCTTGATATAATGTAGTATCTTTGTCTGGAAAAATAAAATAGTGCATTAGTTATCTCCTGCTGAAGAACCAACTACTCTTCCTTCTATGTCTGTTGCTGGAAACTTTATTTCAAAACAACTTGGGTCCATAGATGGATAGACAACCCCATCTTTAGTAGCTGATGTTATGTCGTACATATTTCCTGAATAACCCGCAGAACTTAGAAATTTATTAGTAACCAATATTGGTAATCCATTAGGATTATTGTCCTCAGGTGGTACTACTGCAGAAACACCATCTGTCAAAGATATCCTATAAGCTAAATCGGATAATACTATTGGTTGTCCTATTTGCCATTTATCAATATTGAAAAAGTTTCTAACAACCTGCATTGCTCTAAGTAAAACTTCTTCACCATTATATCCCGCCTTTGTTATTATATTAAATTTTATTGCTATGTTTATCACAAAAGCATCTTTTATATTTACAGCATCAGTAACCATTCTAAATTGTGTTAGATAGGTTTGTATGTTTTCTTTTACTGCTTGATTTAGTTGAGTCAATTTCTTTACTGAATTATATCCCAGCACATACAAGTTCAATGCTAATGGATTTATAATTCTGTTATCTGAATTAGCACCTGTATCTGTAGTATCTAATTGACTGTCTTGTACTATATATGCTTTTGCTATATTACCATACTTTGGTGGTAAAGCATATACCCTTGTTATATAGTCTTCTTTAGTAACAGCTCTTGATTGTGCCTGAAAGTATGCTAATGCGTTATTCTTTACCTCTCTAATACTTTCAGCAGACCTACCACCAGTTGCTGGTTGTGGATTAGTAACCCCAACAGAACTTCTTGTCTGTGATAACAAAGCAGGTGTTAGTCCATTAGCGTCAATCTCAACTTCTAGTTTCTGTATACCATTGATTGTATTAGAACCAACATTGTTATTTATACCACCACCATACCTATAGGTAATTTGTAAAGTAGTGTTTGCTGGTGCTTGACCATAAGCTTTTGTTTGTAAAAAATTAGATGGGTCGAAAGCTTCTCCTAATTTAGATGGTGAGCCTGGCAACGAAGAACCAACCGAATCAGGATTAGGTATAATCTCCTCATCAGGAGAATCTGATATACCAGCACCAAATCTCAATTCTGTTTTACCCTCTTGTGTTATATATGTAGTAAACCTTCTAGAAGTTTTCAATAGCTTTAGTAGATAAGGAGCTTGGTCTGATTGTGATGCTAAATCAGGATCTGTCTTCGATGTATTTTCCATATCAGTAAATACTGTATCTTGAGCTAGGTATGGAACCTCATACCAACTATTACCATCACTATCTACACAAGAAATTACTTCAGTAACATCAGGATTAGCCAAAGCAATTCTTTTATACTTTTCAGCAGAAGCAACAGAAATATATTCCGTTATCACCTGACCACTCCTTGCCCTTACACTTTTTCTCAATAAATAACTTACTGGAACATTACCACTACTTTCAAAAATACTTACAGCCATTGGGTCATATGAAGATGAAAATTTGAAATTACAATCTTCAGTAGTTGTAAATGAAATTCCAGTGGTAGAATCTACTTTCATACCACTCTTTATATTCAAAGCATATGATAAATCAGGAGCAGTAGTGTAACTAGCACCTGTTCCACTTGACTTTGCTGGTACAGTTTGAAATATATCTAAAATTGCTGTAGCAGGAGTTGCTTGTCTTGGTGTATATCCTAATGCTTGTGCCATATTATAAACTGTTTTCTTTTCTTCAGCATATGCTAATAGACTTTCTTTGAATTGGTTGTCCACATAATAAGAAAGAACATCACCTACATATGAAGCCATTTCAATAAACATCATACCTGGTGAAGCTTCATTGAAGTCATTATAGTTATTTGGAAAATAAACCTTAGCAAACTCTATTAGATTTGCTTTTAGAGAACTAAAATCCTTATTTAGATATTTTACTTCTTTTATTGAATCATTTTTTGGTGCTGTATATGGCATTTACTTTCTCCAGTTATCCACCCAATTGTCTACTAAACGCTTGACCTTCTTGTCCAGTTTCCGTATCGTCAAGTGAACCCAACTCTAATGTTATATCCTCTAATGTGGTAGTATCTGTATTTAGTGAAAATAATATTTTTGGTGTCAATACATTTGCTGAATCTTCGAATGTTACACGCACAACCTTTACATGAGGTAAGAACTCAGCAATAGAAGCTCTTATTTTTTCTTCTATAGAATTTTGAGTATCATCATTTATAGGTTCAAACACAACATTCAATAACTCAGAACCAAATGTTGGATTGCCTAACCTTTCACCTCTTCTTGTTAATAGCAAATTTCTGATATTCGATTTTGTCTGTTCCAATAAAGTCTGTGTTTGTTTGAACACACCATCTTGATGTACGCCTAACGGAAGCTGTACGCCAATCAGAACATCTGGATCTAAATCATTTTGTATCACACTCATTATATCTTACCATCTTTTTTATCTAAAGCTTTCATTACTCCACTGTAATCCTTTGTCAATGCGTTCATTACACCTTCAGGTACACTATTTGGATCTACACCAGCAGCTTGAGCAGTTGTAACTCCAATAGATTGCCTCTTTACTTCAGGATTACCAAATTGACTACCATACCCCATCATCTCAGCCATTCTTGAACTATCAAAAGTTCCACCACCCATCGTTGGATACTCTTGGAACTCTTCTTTATTTGCTGTTTCGTTGAGTACTTTATTCAACATTGGGTCTTTGACATAACTTACTTCTTCTTTAGGTTTAGATGATTGTGTAGGTCTGATTAGTCCTTCACTAATAAATATCTTCTTTACCTCTTTTTGTACCTCACGTTTGATAATTTCTCTCAAAGTTTGTACTAGTTTACTTTTCTTTGACATTTAAAACTCCTGTTTTATATAAATATAAATCTAAAATAAAATTGATTATTATCTTGTATATGTCTTTGGAACATCACCTTCCTCACTATCAGCAGCTGCAAGAGCATCTGATGCTTCGTCTAACATTTCTTGTGCTTCTCTTTCTACTCTATTCGCAATTCCTTCTAATCGTAATCGTTTTTTCTCTTCTAATTTTTGTTTTCTTTTTAATCTAGCCATTTTCCTAGCTTTTAATCTTTCGTTTAGTGCGTCAATCTTATCGTTGAATGTACCATTTACTTCCATCGTAGATACAGAACCATCTGCTCTTGTGGTTGTAATGGTTCCTCCGCTAAATGCTATAAACTCATTTTGTGATGGCTCTATTACTGAAGTGATATCTAACAAAGCATCTATTTCAGACTTCAATAAATCCTTCAATAGTTTCACAGCATATTGTACAGCTGCTACTACTGGATTCAGAGACATAGATATAGTACTAGCCTTATCAGAAGCCTCTGCTGTTTTTTTAGCAGTCAATGCAGTTTTTACAGCCTTACCGACTTTCTTTCTAGTCTCTCTTGTATCTTCCCAAAACTTCTTTACTGCCTCTATCTGTTCTCTCACTACCATCAACTGATTATAATACTCATCATAGACTGCTTCGTTTTCTTCTATCTTTTGTATATAATCATCAGTTAGCTCGTTTAGACGAACCACTTCCTCAGCACTTTCTTTTTGAATTGCTTCTTTTAGTATGGTTG